CTCTCCCTCACTGCATGCGATGTGCATGCCAACAAATGTGGCCCTGTCGTTCACATAGACGAGCTTCATGTTGAAACCCCATCTCTTCCAGAACGCCTCGAACTTCTCACTGAGCTCGTCGCCTTTCACCATGGGCGGGAGCAGGGCGCAAAGGGAGTCATCCCCTTCAAAGCCCCCTGCCCACCAGCGCCGCGTCCCTGTCACGTCTGTAGTCCACCGCACTTTCTCGTCTAAATACATCTCAGGTGTACTACTGACACTACAGGCCCACATCACGAAATTCACCCAGAAATTTAGGCAGGACGTCCCCCTGTGCCCCGATCGTCTGATGTTGACGATGTGCACCTTGAACTTGTCGAACTTCTTCTTGAAGAAAGCCCGAAGTTCGGGGGCGGTGTTGACCGCCTGATGGGCTTCCAGCCAACAGCTGGGTGCCAGGCCCTTCTGAATGAGGATCTGCATGATGTGGAAGAGGATTGTATCCTCACACGCAGCTCTGACGTCCGGGCCACAAGTCGTGTCCCAGGCGCTCCCATCGCCCTCCACTAAGCACGCGCCTTTCTTCTTGAGCCGCTTCAAGATGCGGCGGACGGCCTTACGCTTAGACGTGTGCTTGATGCTGGCGCCCTCGAAGTGGCTGAAAAGCAACTCTTCGAACGCCTTGATCACCAGCAACGACATTAGCTGCCCCGCATCTCGATCTGCGAGAAGCATGCGCGGTGCTTTTCCTTCCTCCATCGATTCAAGTTTGACCGATGCAGCCAAGTCGAACTTGGGGAACGCAACCTTCGAAAGGCTGTCCAGGCTCTGAAAGAGCCTAGTCTCGGACCACTTCTTGCTCTTGCAGTCCAGCCAGTGAAGCTGTTCGTCCGCCCAGGCCTCAACCTTCTTCTTCGAGAAGAGGCCCACCTTCGACGAATGGTTCATGGATAACCTCACCATGTTGCCCACCTTGTTCCTATCCTCCTTGGTCGCAGCGCACTTGCGCTGCTTCTTGTCGATGCGCTCAGTGATCGCAGCACCAAGGTTGGCGCCGCAATTTGAGTACACGTTCGGCGGAGAGGCCACCGGCCCGACCAGAACCCCAACAACATCTCTCGTGCCAGTTTCCACGTTTCCGTAGACCTGACCGATGATCCGTGTGACACCGCCCTCGGTGACGCAACGGTCTACGGTCTCACAAGCAAGAGCAGTGTCTTCCGCTGTGTTCAAACAGAACTCCTGCGGGGCTGGTACTAGGGCGTGCTCAACGCACCCTCCTGCCGGCAAAGCCGGCGTCGCCACACCCGGTGGCGATGTTGGCGCCCGCAAAGGCGCGCCCGAACTGCTAGCCGCTTCCGGCTCGGGCTGTTCACTCAACGACCACGCTGATCTACCGGTAGCAG